GGAAGACTATCAAGTCGTGATCCAAACTTTCAAAACCAACCTAGAGGGACTACATTTCCAATTAGGCAAGTAGTAAAGTCTAGATTTAAAAATGGTAAGATACTTGAAATAGATTTTGCACAACTTGAATTTAGAACTGCTGTATTTATGGCACAAGATAAACAGGGTATGGAAGATATAAAAAATAATATTGATGTACATAAATACACTGCAGATATTATTGGTGTATCAAGACAAGAAGCAAAAGCACATACCTTCAAACCATTATATGGTGGAGTATCTGGTACTGAAAATGAAAAGAAATATTATAGTAAGTTTCTTGAAAAGTATAAAGGTATTAAAGCATGGCATGAGCATTTACAAAATGAAGCAATACGATTTAAAAGAATTAAGATACCTACAGGTAGAGAATATTCTTTTCCATATGCTGAGAGAATGCCTTGGGGTGGTTCTAGTTATGGTACTCAAATTAAAAATTATCCTGTGCAAGGATTTGCTACAGCAGATATAGTACCACTTGCTTGTATTAATATTTATAAACTAATGAAAGAAAACAAAGTTAAAAGTTTATTAGTTAATACTGTACATGATTCTATTGTAGCTGATGTGTATCCTGGTGAAGAAAATATTATGTGTAAAATATTTAAGCAAGGCACTAGTGGAGTTATAGATTCTCTTAAAGAATATTATAACATTGATTTCAATGTTCCACTTGACACAGAGACTAAAATAGGATATAACTGGTTAGATATGAAGGAGGTAATTATAACATGACAACAACAAATCTAATTATTAGAGTAAGGAAGTTCTCAAATGCAGAGCCTTACTTTTCTATACAATCTATAATAGCTGATTCCCAAGAGGCATCAGATGTTACAGATAAGTACAACCAAATAGCACAAATAGATCCACAGCAAAGTGATGTTATCTATAAGTGCATACCAATAACCCTATAGGAGGAATATGGTAGAAGCCCTAGATACTCTAGATGAATTTGATGATAGCGAGTATACTGCATATCAAAAGTATCAAGCATTTAGAGATAGTTATACAGGTACACAAAGTATTCTGTATTTAAATAGAGACTTTGAAGATTACTCTGCATGGAAACAATATGCAGAATATGAAGGTCTTAAAGTTATACAAACAGATGGAGATACTTATATATGTTAGAAGTAGTATTGACTATTTGTTTTGTAGTAGTAGTAGGTATGTGGGTAATAGACTTTATATACCCACCATATAAAAAAAATAAAAAAGATAAAAAATAATGCTTGACATTTTATCTAAAATATGTTATACACAAATCAATTTATAAGGAGGTTCAATGACAAAAAATGAACTAGCAAATATAAGTTCGATGACTGACGAACAAATAATGAAAGCAATCGGTCAAGATGATGGTACGAGTACTAGTGATGGTATTCCTAGACTATCAATAAATAGAAACCCAGAAGATGACAATGGGAATAAACTTCCTGTTGGAGAATTTTCTGTGTTCGATACAACTGCAGGTAAAGTTGCATATGGAAAACCTGTAACCTTTAGACCATTTCTAAGTGGTATGCAGTATATGAACTATAGTCCAGATAAAGGTGAGTATGTAAATAGATCAATCATATTCTCATCACATAAAGACGAGGCTATAGATATGTTAGGTGGAGTTAATTGTGGTAAAGTACCATACAAAGACAGAGACCAACTAACACCAGAGCAACAAGTTGAACAAAGAACTATTAGATGTTATAGATTAGTTTATGGTCTAGTAAGTTTTGGTGGGAAACTAGCTGATGGTTCAGTACATAATGTAAATGAACTGCCTGCGTTATATAGAGTATCTGGTACAGCTTTCTTGCCTGTCAGTAATGCTATCAAAAGTTTAAAAGATAGTGGTAAGTTAATGTTTAAATGCACATTAAAACTTGATACTGAGAGACAGAAAAGAGGTGGTAATACTTTCTATGTACCTGTTATCACTCCTAACTCAAATACTCAAATCGAGTTTACTTCTAAAGACAATGATACTTTAACTGTCTTTAAAGATGCAATCGACAAAGAGAATCAAGAGGTAATCTCAGCATATAAAAAAGCTAGAGATAAATCACCTAACGACTCTGATGCTGAATCAGCAAAGATTGTTAATGAGTTAGATGACCAACTTCCAGAAGATGTATTATCAGCATAATGAATAATATATTAGACAAAGTCAAAATATATCTGGATAAAGTATCTACTAGTCCTGTTGAAATCTCTGAGGATTTGTTAAATGAGTTTGGCGAGGCATGTAAAAGTGCCTTGCGAAAACAGTTCTCAGAGAAACGACAGGATAAGTTTGAGCCTAGAATGTCTAACATTGGCAGACCATTATGCCAATTACAAATGGAAGCTAAGGGTATCAAGGGTGATGGGCAACCATACAATAACAAAATGAGAAATACATTTGGTGACTTGATAGAAGCCTTAGCTATATTTGTTTTAAAATCTGCAGGAGTTAAAATTGATAGTGAGCAAAAACAAGTTGAGTATAAATTTGACAAAGAAAATATCTTTGGAAGATTGGATGTTGAGATTGATAACAAAGTTTGGGATATTAAAAGTGCATCTCCATATTCCTTTGAGCACAAGTTCGGAGAGAAGGGAGGGTTTAGTGAAGTAGTTGATAATGATTCCTTTGGTTATGCCTCACAGGGTTTCCTCTACGCTGAAAGCGAGAAGAAACCTTTTGGTGGTTGGATAGCTATTAATAAATCTACAGGAGAATGGGCAGTATGTGAAACGCCACAGATTCAAGATCAATACAGAGATAGATTTATTAAAAAAGCTACTGACAATTACAAAGCATTAAGAGATAAAACACCTTTTAAAAAATGCTTTGATGATGTTGCTGAAACATTTAGAGGTAAGCCTACAGGCAATAGAGTTTTGGATAGAGTGTGTTCCTTTTGTCCATACAAAGTACCTTGTTGGGGTAATGAATTAAAACATCTACCACAACAACAATCTAAGGGAAAGAATCCTAAGTGGGTATGGTATACCCAAGTGAATAATCCTAAACAGGAAGATTCACAGGGAGATAGTGGGGAGTAGTTTGAGGGGTCTGCTCCCCACTAATATGTATGCATTTATATTTTGTTTTATATAAAAAAAAGAAAGATGAAGACTATAAAATATTTACAAATGTTTTATTTGATGCTGAAGATAAGGCAGAACTCTTTGGTAAAAAAAGTATGAAGAGAGGTTACGAACATAAAGTAGTAGAATATAATAAAGAAAACGTAGATAAGTATTGGTATAAACATGGCAAAGAAAACTAAAAAAGAAAATTTTAATAATGCAATCAAGGTATTAATTACGCCTTGGGAAAGAGGATTTACTTGTGGTATTGTAATGGAAAGCAAAGCAAAGATGACCACAGAACAATATGAATTATGCTCTACAATAGCTAGAGGCATGATAAAGGCAGCAACTCAAGACCCCCAAACTATTTTTGTTTATGGGCTAAAAGGTTTTGCTGATGACAAACGAGACCCCAATAAAGAAAATCTTACAATCAATTCTGTTGCAGAGTTTGATGAAGAAGATAATGTGATTGACTTTATTGAATACTTAAAACAAAAACGTGAAAAGGAGTTAAACTAATGGCAACGCACTTAGTTATAGGTGACCCTCATTGCACACCTAAAGTAAGCAATGATAGATTTCTGTGGGCAGGTAGACTAGCCGCAGATATAAAAGCTACCCATGTAATATGTATGGGTGACTTTTGTAGTATGGATTCTCTATCAACATATGATAGAGGTAAGAAATCTTTTGAAGGCAGAAGATACCAACAAGATATGGATCATTCGCATCATGCTTTATCTTTATTTAATAAAGGTCTAGGCAAGCATAAACCTAGAAAGATTATGTTGCATGGAAATCATGAAGACAGAATAGATAGATTTGTAGAAGAGAATCCAGAGTTAGAAGGTACTATGAAAATATCTGATCTACAGTTTAAAAAATATGGTTGGCAAGAAATACCATACAAACAATTTAAAGTTGTAGATGGTGTATACTATGCACACCACTTTCCATCTGGTATTATGGGTTCAGCAATATCTGGTGAGAATATTGGTAGATCACTCTTGACAAAACATAAAGTTTCTGCTACAGTAGGACATAGTCATTTATTAGATTATGCTGTATCTACTTTACCTAGTGGTAAAAAGATTCATGGGCTATCTGCAGGATGTTATTTAAATCACTCCGAACACTTTGCTAGAGATACTCAGCACATGTGGTGGAGAGGTTTGATAATTAAAAGAGAAGTAAAAGATGGTGATTATAATCTAGAGGCTATAGACATTAAAACAATTAGGAGAGAATATGGCAAACGTTAAAAAGCAAATAAAATATAATGGTAATAGTTATGTTCTTAGCAATAGTATTAATTCCATTGCTGATACACATGATAATGTAAATTCACCTAATCATTACAAGCAAGGTAAGAAAGAAACTATTGATGTTATCCGAGACTGTATGACAGATGATGAGTATCATGGTTATTTAAAAGGTAATGTATTGAAGTATGTTGCTAGATATAAATTTAAAGGTGAGCCTTTGCAAGATTTAGAAAAGGCTAACTGGTATTTAAATAGATTAATACAGGAGGTTAAATAATGTCTGCAATAAAACAAGCACATATTGAAGTTGTTGATTTAGTATGTGGATGCTTACAACAAAACAAAACATTATCTCAAACAGTTAATGAACTTAAAGAACTACAAGAATTAAAGATGAGCGATAATCCTTATCTTAGTGATCAAGAGTTTATTGAAAAAACTTACTATGAATATAGAGGTTACTAATGGATACTAAACTATTACTTGTAGATGCATTAAGAAAAAAGTATGAGGCAGAAATTGCTGATGCTTATGCATCTGCTTTAATATATCTTAATTCATCTGTAGGTATTGGTGAGCACCCACAATTTGTAGAAGAATTATCTAAACTAGTTGATAAAATATCTAGTGCAGATGAAAACATAAATACCCTCAATAAATATTTTACTGATAAATAGGGAGGGAATATGAGTAAAGAAACAAACAAACAGGCTAGTCCTAAAACTTATCTTATAACATCTGAACAGTTAATGGATATTATGAGATACTTAATGACTAGACCATATGGTGAAGTAGTTAAACTAATGAATGTGTTATCAGCCTTGAGTCCACTAGACCCAAGAATTGGTGCAGATTTTATAAAAGCAAGCGAGGAAAAGAATGAAAGAAGAAAAGGATAAGATAAAAGAGCCAGATGATATATCAAAGTACACTGGTATATTATTTGAATTGAAGATTGGTTTAAATAAAAACAATGCTGTTGTTATAGACTATGGTGGAAAGCCTGTTACTAAAATTAGAGAAGCACTTAAAGGTTATCCGTTTCATGCTAATCTTTGTGCATCAATAATTAATCATGCTAACACTATTGGTAAAAAACTACAAGAAGATGTTAAACAGATTATACAAAAAATTTAGATATTACTTTTGGCATAACTGTGTTATGGATAAACTAGA